TTGCAGAGGGTCAATGTAGTAGGAAGATTTCTTATCCTTCTCTTTGTTAGTTTTCTTTTCCTTAGTCTCTTCTGCTCTTTCAGCTAGAACTTTTTCGAACCCTTTCTCAGTCATTTTGTAAGAGGAGAGAATAGTCGCAATTGCATCCTTAACCCTCAGGTCTTCAGCGTACTCGCTAAGAGTGAAGTAGTCCTTGATGAGGGTCTCGACTACAATCTTATCCTTCTGGTCCTCAGAGATGTCGATACTTAAGCTAATCATTTGGTTTCTCCTTTTGCTACTTCAAGCTGGAGGTAACTAAGATACCACTTAGCCTTCTCCAAGTCTTGCGAAGCCTTACCTTTGTACCTCCAACGATGGAGATACTTCTTTGTATTCCCTTCGAGGTAACCAAGGAAGGCTTGCTCAGGTAGGTTGTCTTTGAGGTATTCGATACACTCAATCTCACCTGTGTTGTAGTGCGGAGGTTTGTTGACAACATCGACCACACTGTCACCCCTTAGTTCGATTGAGTCTGGGTACTCGTCCCACATCTTAGACGCCACAACTTCCCCCTGATCCTGAGATGTCACAGATATCGTGTGTCTCAACATGTTCGTCAAACTCCTCACCAAGTTTCTCAACGGCTTCAGTGTATGGCACAGATGTTAGCGGCTGTCCACCCCTACTGCCGTCAGGATAGCAAGTAAACCCTCTCAGCCTACCTGCATACTTAGCTAGGGTCTTAGAAAACTCAGGCACTGTGTCTTCGTTGTTGAGCTTACTACCCCAAGCAGGAAGGTTAATCGTTGAGGAGATACTCATATCAACGTAGTCCTGAACGTCAGCTTGGAAGCTCATACGACGTTCGTAGTCAGAAGCTAAGTCAAGGGCTGACTCAACACTCTCAGGCTTGGCTCCGTACAGGTCAATGAGTTCCTGTGCTGCTGAGTCAACAACGTACTGATAGACCCAACGGTTAGTTCCTTTGAGGTATCTACGCTTGTAGGCCACAGCAAAGATAGGCTCTACGCCGGTCGATGTGCCAGCAAGAATGCCAATACTACCAGTTGGAGCAATAGCCCTGTTAGCCACGGGAGTAGATACAGATAGCTCCTCAGCAAATGCCTTAGATACTTTGTCACTGACTCCCTTGTATACTGACAACCACGAATGAAGCTCCTGAGTAACCTCATACTTGTAGTTTCTCTTGATGAGCCATTCGTGTACTCCCATAAAACCAAGGCCCAGTCGTCTGTTTTTTTCTCGTGTTTCATGTACCTTCTCATATGGTAGGTGGGCTTTGAGTGTACCACAGATGAGGAACTTAGTGGATAGTTCAACTAGGTCAGACAACTCAGATAGGCTTTCGATCCTACCAAAGTTAAGGGAACCTAAGTTACATACATCACTGTCATCTTCTGAGGTGACTTCAGTGCAGGCGTTCCGTAGGGTTTCGTTTTCCTTGTCGAAGAAGTTGAAGCTAAACCCAGGCTCAGCAGTCTTCATTGCCTGTAGTACGTTCTCCTCAAAGACCTTACCTACTTGCCCTGTTTCGTAGTAGTTCAGCAGCCACTCAGTATCGTAGTTGACACTAATGTTGGTCATGTCCATAGGTGCAGGGAAGTTGAAGTCATCCTGCTTAATATCCCACAGAGACTTACCTGTGCTACCTACTGGCATACTAGCCCAGTCTTTAGAGCTTAGGAATTTCCCTACGTCTTGGTGTTTCCAGTTGAGGGACGCATAGATAGCTGACCTGCGGCTACCACCTTGCATGACCCTACGACCGATTTCGTTAATCATCTGCATCTTAGGGATAGGACCAGAAGCCTGTCCCCCTGTACGCTGGATGGGTGCGCCTTCATGTCGGTACACACTGTAGTCTACACCAATACCACCACCCGTCATAAGGCATGACTCAGCCTTCCAGCTTAGGTTAGCCCAGTCTTGTCTGCTGTCTTCTTCTGCCTTAAGTAGGTAACAGTTATTGAAGAACTTATTCTGTCTCCCTGCGTAGTACAGATACCTACCACCGGGGATGAACTTCATGTCAGTGATAGCCTTAGCTAGGTCAGTGCATTCATCCCTAGTCATTAAGTCACCACATACGTCATCCACTAGGGTCTTAGCTAGGGCTTCCCAAGTCTCACAGCCTTCATGCCGGTACTTGTGATTGAAGATGTCCTCGCTGAACTTTGACCTGAACATTGGGTTTAGGTTTGACTTGTACGACATGCTCATTTGTTTTTCTTTCCTTTGTTAGTTCATGTTTCTCAAGATAGTTTAAAGCCTTCATAAGACCTTCAATGTTATCGCCTAATTTTCCGATACTCGTATTGCAGTTAGAACAAAGCAAGCCTCTTATTAACCCAGTATCGTGGTCGTGGTCAACATATAATTTATAAGGTAACTCATTTTGATGGATGCCGCAGCAAGCACACTTACCCTTCTGCTCAGTAAACATAAGGTTGTACTCATGTAAACTTATACCATATCTGCTTTTTAAGTTTCTGGCTCTAATACAATTTGTAAACCTCCCCTTGTTCTTTTCCTTGTAGGCTTTGCTCTGGGCTTTAATCTTCTCCTTGTTCTTTTCATAGTAGGCTTTTCTCTGAGCTTTAACCTTCTCCTTGTTCTTTTCAAAGTAGGCTTTTCTCTGAGCTTTAACCTTCTCCTTGTTTTTTTCATACCAGGTTTTTTCCCAGGCTCTAGCCTTCTCCTTGTTCTTTTCCTTGTAGGCTTTGCTCTGGGCTTTAATCTTCTCCTTGTTCTTTTGATAGTAGGCTTTTTTATCCTCAGGGTTAGCATAAGCCATTTAGTTATCCTCCTCTTCGTTTAGGTAATCGTTGTCACTGAAGTAATCCTCCAAGTCGATCAACCCTTCAAAGATTAGGAGCCTAACGATTGCTTCTTCTTCGATATCAGATATCTCTGTTATGTCTTCTAAACTGTAGCTTAAACTAAGTACTCTAGCAAGCTCAGCTATGTCATGTCTCATCCTCTTCGTCCTCAATAGTTTTCATAAGGTCGTCAGGGTCCAAACAAATAAGGTCCAAAGGTTCAATGTGCTTTGTAAAATAAGTGACAGGTTCGAGTGCTTCATCATACGTTTCGTAATGAACCTCAACATCTGCAATTCTGGTAGATGAATCCTCAATTCTACAGAGGTTTATATACCCACCTTCTTCTTTGTCAGGATTTACATATGGGCCGTCTACAACCCAGTGAATTAAGAGATGCTTCATTAGTTTCTTCCTTTAGCCAAGCTGTTGGTATGAGTTTGTCATCGAACTTAAAGTCGTTCTTGATACACCAATCAGCGTAGGTAGACTTACTACCCTTGTACAGCTTAGCCTTGCTGTTGCTGAAGACGAATCTAATGTCTATCTCAGGGTGCTGCTTCTTAATCTGAAGATGCTTCCTCCTGTCTGCTGACACAAACCTGCCTTTGGTTTCAATTACGATACCGTTAGGAAGTATGAAGTCAGGAAGATACTTATGTGAGATAACCCACTCTATCCTCACTGACTCATACTGGTAGTCGATCTTCTTGTTACTCAGGAAGGACGCATTGTCAGCCTCAAGACCTGACCTAAACTTACCTAGACTTTTCTTGTTGGTAGATTTACGTCTTCTCTTAGGTCTAAAATTGTAGGTCATTAGGAAGATACTCAGGAACTCTAGGCTCTTGTTCCACTTTGACCAGATGCTGAAGACCTGAAGAGTATACAAATGACCTAAGCTCAGGCCAGCATATCTTCTTGAACTCGCAGTAGTTACAGGTAGAACACAGCTTCAGGTTAGCACTGTCTTTGTACTGAGGTACAGGATCAAGGCGACCTGGAGGGGATGGATCAGCCACCATAGCTTTGATGTCCTCAATCTCCTTAGGCTTGTTCTCAATGTCCTTACTGAAGTCATGTATGTCTAACAGGATTTCACCTGAGACTTTATCAACGACTAGGAAGGCACCCTTAGTTTTGTCTGTAACTTCTGGGTCATCCTTAGCTGCTGCTACATAGGAAGAAAGCTGAGAGATATAACCAAAGCTATCTTGCTCCCTTAGATGTCCCTTCTTAAACTTCTGGAAGGAAAAGGGAGAAGCTGACTTAACGTCGATAGTCATACCATCTATGACAGCATCCCTATGTCCCCTAATCCCGTACAGTTCCATCTTGCTTTGCTCACCTGTTACAGTGTGTCCAGCAGCCTTAGCTAAGTTAAGGATTAGAGATTCAATTATGTCACCAAAGAAGAACTTAAGCAGGTCACTACCTTTGTTGCCGGTGGCTTCCCTTGGTTCGTTAATCTTGTACCAAAGTTTCCTCTTACATGGTGCGCCAATACCTGACATAGACAACCTAGAACGGTAAGCCTCAGGTTTAGAGAACCTAGAGTTAGAAAGGTCAGCTATCTCCTTGCCTAGCATACTAGCAATGTAGCTATGCCAACCACCTTTGCCTTTTACAACTGAGTAGATATCACCGACTAAAGTTGTTATTTCCTTCTGAGTCATAACTCGCCTCCTCATCACTGTATGTTTCTGGAAGAGGTCCGTCATCTAAAGCTGAGAAGTGTTCCTCTAGCTTTCTGAAGAGACGGTCAAAAGAAATGTCATAGTCTCTAATGATCTTGTCTAGTTTAGCTGCTGCAAAATTCTCACCTAAACCATCAGCCAATTCAGATAGGTCTTCTAGTTCAGAGATTACGTTCCAACAATCTTCAAATTCAGTTAGCAGTTTTACATAGTCTGTCATCTAACTATCTTTCTGTTACAAGTTAGACCCAAGGTGTAGGCTTGAGCCTAGTTTTAGTTACCTCCTACACAGGTCAGACACCCTAGAAACTAATGCCTGAGCTAGAACCACCTTCAGCGTTGTAAGACACTAGGTCCAACACACCTACAGCTTCCAGTGTGATGCTCTCGTACAAGGAGTTATCGCCCTTATACACATGGTACTTAATCTTAGCCTTAGTACCATTACCGATTAGACCATCATCTTGGGGGTTCCAAGGTTTAATATACTGACCAATGCTTTCGCTTTCCTCAGCTTTCATTCTGATCTCAGCAGCCTTGTGGTCGAATACAAGAGGTTGAGAAACCCAGCCCTCCCAGTTAACCTTAGTGTGTGGGCGTTTGAACTTAATCTCATAAGAGCCATTGCCCAAGTCTTTAATCCGACTAGCTGGAACCTTAGTGTCCAACAGCTTCTGCTTCTGCTCCTCTGAGAACGTAGCTACACAGGAGTACTCACCCTCAGGTTTGTACTTAGTGTCCTTATTGAACTCAAAGAGTTTGGCCCATGAGATTTCAGCTTCAATGATACCAGGGTTGTTAATCTTACCCATTTGTAGGGTCTCCTTTTGTAGGTTTTAGTTAGGGTTGGAAGTCTTATCATGTTTGTTTATCTGTGTCAAGTGGTTCAGTGAGTTTCTCCCCAGTTTCTTCCGACTTCACTGCTTCCTGCGAGCGGACAGAAGACTTTGAGTTTATCTCCTGTTGTTTCAATCGAAAGTCTTTGAACAAGTCCAACTGTTTCGGCTGTTTGTTTGTCACCTCTTACCTCCGTTTGCCATTCATCGTGAGGCCATGTCACTAGCTTGTAGTCTATGCCTCTGTCATCTAGCTGCTTAGTCCAAAGCAGTGCTGAGTGTTTCATCACAACTGCCTCACCATTCTGTAGCATACCAGCTAGGGTCTTATGCTGAGATGGTGTCTTAACTTTCCTTCCGTCTAGTCCAATGAAGTATCCTTTGGCTGCGGCCTTAGGGACAAGTTCATTCTTAAGTTCAGCTAAGCCTGAGATAGACTGAGTGAAGTTCTCAACTGCCTGTCCAGCTTCTCTGGTATTGACCTTAAGTATCTCAGCTATCTTACCTACGCCTGCCCCAAGGAGGAACGCATAGATGAAGGTCTTAGCCATGTCTCTAGTTATGTGGCTCATGCCTAAGGCTTTGCGGTTTACGTTGTGGATGTCAGTTTCGTCCTCCTTCTTACCTGATACGATAGCCTCAACATACTCCTCTGAGTTCATTAGATGAGCAAGAACCCTGAGTTGGATGCCCTCAGCATCAGTACCAACAAGATAACAATCACTAGGCACTTTAAAAAGGGATCGTAGTCTGCCATCGTATGTGTCCTTCACTTGGTCAACAACTGACTTAGGTTCCCCGTGGAACATAGCCGGGATGTTGGCTTGGTTGGGGGCTGAGTGAGCCATACGTCCAGTCCATGCACCTATGTGCTGGAACCTTCCGTGTATCCTGCCGTCATTAGTTCTAGCCTCGCAGCCTATCCACTCTTCTAAGGAAGACCTACGTCCTTCCAGAGTAAGCCACTCAGCAAGCCCCTTAGCCCCCTCAGGAGCGGTACTAGGTAGGGTAGCTAAGTTGGTTTCGTTACACATCCAACCGTACCTTCTGAACCTTTCCTCCTTCTCAGGTATGTCTTGTCCATCCCTAAGGTACAAGATGTGTCCTTTGGTTTTGTCAGTAGGTTCCCAACCAGCTTCCCAAAGACGTTCTATTCTGTCTTTCGGACTACCCGGCTTAAACCTGACCCAATCGTAACAAAGAAGTTTCTCATCCTTAACCTCAGTTTTAGGATAGCTACCTCTAGCCTTAAGCACAGAAGCGACAGACGTACCATCTTTCTTTCTCCTATCTTTTAGTTCGTTGACTACCTCAAGTTTAGGTGGGAAGTCTACTTGAAACCTAGCTTCAAGGTTAGCCATACGAGATTGAACTTCAGATAGACACACTAAAGCTTCGTCCTTATTGAAGTCGAAACCATTTTCGTGCATCTTCTGACACAGCCTTTGGATACTGTGTTCTGTGTCTAAACCTGGAGCATTCAACTCAGGTAGGAACTTCTTGTAGAGCCTAACAGTTATGTCTACGTCATTCCTACAGTAGTCTAACATCTCGTGGCTTAGGTCTGAGAAGTCTTTGAAGTTGCCTTTGTGTAGCCCTAGTCTCCTGCCCCAGTACTCTAGGCTGTGCCTACCTTTGACACCTTTGATTGGTT